TTGGCTGAAGGTAAGGTTGCTGTTTTGCGTGGTGACGAGATTGATATTGTGACTGCCCCTGCTTGTTTAGAGATTAAGGCTGGATTGATTCACGGCGTTAAAGCGATTACTGATTGTGTTTGGTTTTGTATTCATGCCACAGACGAGAAAGACTTGTCTAAAGTGGATGAGATTTTGATTAAAGGGGATTGATATGCCTATTAGTGCAGTATTAGGATTTTTAGGGGCAAGTGAACAGGCTTCTGCTACAGAGTCAGCGGCAAATACATCTGCCAACGCTCAACTTGAATCAGCTAGGTTAGCGGCTGAAGCGGCTAAGTTTCGCCCTGTTGGAATCACCACACGATTTGGTAAATCTAATTTTCAGTATGGAATAAAAGGTGTTAACCCACCTGTCGCAACTGACTATGCAACGCCTGAAGAATTTGCGGCTGCACAAAGGGATTATCAAATACGGGCGGCATCTGAAGGCTACTTAACTGGTGCTGGTTATGAACTTAGCCCTGAACTAAAAGCCTATCAAGATCGTTTAATGGGTCTTACAGGCGGTGCTTTAACGCAAGCAGAACTTGCTCAACAACAGTTTCAGCCCTTGTCTCAGGCGGCTGGTGGATTGTTTGGCTTGGGTCAGCAGTATCTTGCACAGAGCCCTCAAGATGTTGCGGCTAAATACATTCAACAGCAACAGGATTTGCTTGCCCCTAGCCGTGAGCGTCAGATGGCACAGTTGCAGAACCAGTTGTTCCAACAAGGTCGTAGTGGACTGTCTGTAGGCGCTACAGGTATGCGCCCTAGCGGTATGGCTGGATTGGGTGCTACTACACCTGAGTTAGAAGCCTATTACAACGCTATTGCTCAACAGGATGCTCAGTTGGCTGCACAGGCACAGGCTGAAGGACAGCGTAATGTTGCGTTTGGTGCTGGTTTGTTTGGTACTGGTGCAGGGATGTTAGGTCAGTATCAAGCTGGTCAGGTTGGCGCATTGAGCCCATTTACAGGTTATTTGGGTGCTGGTCAAGCAATTGAGGGGCTTGGTCAAGAACCATTAAGATTAGGCTCAGAGTTAGGGGGTAAGTCCTCTACTGCTGGTGCTAATGTTGGTGAATTCTTATTTAGGGGTGGTGCAAATGCGGCATTAAGTCGACAAATGGGCTCAGGACAAAGTCCCATTAGCGATGTTATTGCTGGAGGATTAGATACTAAAAAATTATCAACTGGATTTGAACGATTGTTTGGTGGTGGTCAACCAGTACAAACTGGATATACAGGTAGTCCATTTATGAGTCCAGATCAAAATACGCTTTTAGCCCAGCAAGGTACATACTATAACCAACCACAATCTTCATTTTCATATGATGGCTCATACGGCCCTTAAGGAATAATCATGGCAACTTCAGACATTCTCGGTTTATTTACCTCTCCTGAGCAGTATCAATTAAACCAAGATACGGCGGCAAGAGAACGTGCGCTGTCTTATTCTAAATTAGACCCAAAGGAAAAAGCTAGTTATGGATTCTATCGTGCTGGACAACAGTTGGGAGAAACTGTTGGCGGTGCTTTGGGTGGTCAAGACCCACAGTTAAAGTTAATTTCACAACGTCAACAGTTGGCTAGTCAACTTGACCAAACCGATCCTAATTCTTATAGATCATTGGCAAGGATTGCCGCCTCAAGTGGCGACCCTCAATTTGCTATTCTTCTTGCACAAGAAGGTATGAAGATTGAAAAAGAAGGAGCACAGATTGCCGAATATAAAGGCGTTCAAGCTGAAAGAGAGCGTTCAGCAACTGAAAAACAAACTGTTATAGCGTCACGAGTTAAAGCACTTATGGAGGCTAATGTTGTTGCTAATGAAAATGAAGCTAGGGCTATTGCTTCTAATGAAGGTGCATTTGCAGAAGCTATGGGATTAAGCAAACTTACTCCTGCCGCTAAAGCAGAAAAAGCCTTGTATTCACAAGCAAATATTCTTTATCCAAATGATTCAGTTGCTCAATATCAATATGTTGAACAAGTAAAAGCTGGAGCAAAGCCACCAACTGATGCGGAAATAAAAGACATTGCTGAAGTAAAACAAGCAAGTTCTCTTTTGCAAGGAAAACTTACAAAAACTGACGATTATTTAAAGTTGGTAACTGGTAAAAATCCTAAAGTTACTTTTGGAGTTTTCAGTAACATTAAAGCAGCGGCTGAAGCTACTGGTATGTTTGGAGAACCATCAGAAAACACAAGAGTTCAAGATGATATTCGGTCTTACATAGATGAGGGTGTTCAAACAATTCTTAATGCTGCTAAAGGTGTTCAAGCAAAAGATGATGCAATCAGAGCGCAAAAACAAATTGAAGGATATTTAAAGCTGAACACAAACACTGGTGCAGCACAGGCGTTAAATCGTTTAAAACAAGGTCAAGCAGAGGTTTTGAAGTCAAATGAAGTTTATCTACAATCTCGTGTCAGAAATGTTCCAAATCAACCACAATCTGGTACAAGTCCAACAACAGGTGCAACTCCAGCATCAAAAGCAGCGCCAGCAGCAGGTACAACTCCAACATCTAGAGCGCAAGAATTACTAAATAAAGCAAGTCCTGAGCAAAGAAAACTTCTTGGAAAGTAAACAAAATCATGGCATTGTCAGAACAAGAGTTTGAAGAACTAAAATCTTTACTTGGCGTTAGAGAACAAGCCCCTCAAGAAGCGCCTGTTACACAACAAAGTGCTGGTGGCGGCAGAGGAATGGCTTTAACTGGAATTACAAGCCCACTTCAATACATCGCCGCACGAAGAGCCGCAGAGCAACAACAGCAATTGGCAAAACAAAAAGCTCAATTAGAGAAAGAAGGCTATGCTGGATATACAGGTCGTAGAGCCTTAGAGACTCTTACTGGTCGAGGTGAAGGCAATATTGCGTCTAACCTTGTTGTTGGTGGGCTTACTCGTTTGTCGGCGGCATTAGGTTCTGAGCAGTCTCAAAGAGAACTTGATATAGCACAATCAAAAGCAGATCGAGAAAAAGACATACAGAATCAAATTGCCGCTATGGAAGGAAGATCAACAGACTTTATTCCACGAGTTGCTGAATCTGTTTCAAATGTTGCTAGATATGCAACACAAGAGCCAAAACTGTTTAGTTCACAGATGGTTTCTGGATTAGCTGACCCTACAGCATTAGCTTTAGGTGGAGTTTTAGCGCCAGTTAGAGGCGCAAGTTTGTTGACAAATGTTGCTAGAACAACTGCTGGCGGCACATTGGCTGGTGGAGTAACCTCTGGTGCAAGAACATTTGGTCAAGGTGCTTTTGATGTAGAGCAAGCCGCAGAAGAAGCCGCAACAAGTGGCCTTATTAGTGGAGCAGTGCCAGTTGCAGGAAAGATTGTTACCGCCCCATTCAAAGCAGTTGCTGCGCCGTTTAAGATTGCTGGTGACATTTTGATGCCAGCCAAAGAGCCAATTCCTAGAACATTGTCAGACTTGGTTTCAAAAGACCCAGTAATTGCACAAAAGTTTCAAGATGCTGCTGACTTGAAATCATTCCTTGGTAAAGATTACAACCCTAATTTGGCTGAAATTACTAAAGAATTGAGTATTGCTCAGTTGGCTAAAGAAGCTGGCGCAAACAATATTGAGGCAATCAATACTGTTAGAACAAATCGTAATGCTTCTGAAAATGCACTTCAAAGCAAAATTGATCAATTGTTCCCAACATCTAACAGCGTGTTGCAATCGTTTGGTTCTGAGAATGTTCAAAAACTCAAAACATTGCAAGGTTTAAGCGCATATGCTGATGATGCCATCAAAAATATGTCAGAAAAATTCTTGTCTAGTTCTGGCAAGTTCCAAGATGTTCTTGGTGAGAACATTAGAAAAGCAATTGAAGTTCAAAAGAATGCAAAAAAGGGTTATTACGAAACTGCATTTGAATACTTGAACAAAGAAGCTGATATAAACAACATAAGTTTGAGTCAAGATGGTGTTCAAAAAGTCTTTAATGCAACTCAAGCCATTGATGATAATTTATTCCAAACATTACCACCTGTTTTGCAAAAAGCAATTGAAGGATTTCGTAATAACGTAAGCGACCAATCTGGCTCACCTTTCTCATTGATTGACCAGTATTCAAGAGAGTTAAACAAAGAAGTTGGGATACGTTATCGTGCCTCTACTGCTGGTGATGCCAATGCACGAATTGGTTTGCGTCAACTTGAATCTGCAAAAGATGTTCTTGATAAACAAATCAAGAGCATTGGTGGAGACTTTGGTGACCGCTACATACAGCTAAAGCAAGAGTACGGCAAAGAGTTTATGAATCCTTTCTATGAAGGGATTGGTGGTCAGCTTTCAAGAAAGAATCGTTTTGGCGATGTCATCAAGAATGAAGATGTTTTTAAGAAATTTGACAGTCCAGAAGTTGTAAACCAGTACATCAACATCAATGGAAGAACCCCAGAGTCTATTAACGCATTAACTGATGCAATAACTCATATTTTCTTGAATAAAGAAAGTTCTGTTAAGCCAGATGGAACAATTAATCCTAATGCTGTTAAGAGTTTCATTCGTGGAAATCAAGATGTATTTAGGATTGTTCCTGAAATAAAAAATAAATTTGAGAAATTATCTATAAATCTTGAGGCCTACGGAAAGACAAGAGCCAATGCAGAACAAGCAGTGGCTGATTTGGCAGACGCATCTACAAACACATTGATTCGCAAAACACGTTTAGAAGATGTGTTCAACACAAATGAATCAGGTGCTTTTTCTAAACCTGAAATGCTCAACAAATTGCTTTCTGTTGCCAAAAAAGATACAACAGGTAGTGAAATGAAAGGTGTTCAACGGGCAATGTTGGACACAGCGTTTAAACAAGATGACTCTTTAGGATTTATCAATAAAAATAAATCTGCATTTGAGAAGGCATTTGGTAAGACAGAAATAGAAAATGCTGAAAAGCTAATTAAAGCTACTAATCTTTTGGGCGACAAGATTGAACTTGAACTGTCTAAAAAAGCAAGAGGCTTTGGAGGTGTGGCTACAGATGTTGGAATAACTGCGGCTACAAGTTTTGTTTCTCCAATTTTTTCTGCTACATATGCAACATTGTCTCTTGCCGCCCGTTTTTTGCGAAACAGAAAAGAGCGTCTTGACAATGCTTCATTTATGAATGCGTTTACCAATCCAGACACAGTTAAGAGCTTGCTTACAAACGTAAACAAGGCTCGCTCTTCATTGGCCTCTGGAAGACAAGAAGCAATTGATAAAGCTACTGGTTCTTTGAAACAAGTAATGATTGCAAATGGAATTTTGGAGTCTGAAGGAACTCAGGAGAATCAACAAATTCCTGAACAGACTATTCCATCTCCTGAAACTCAACAAACTCCTGAACAAGTACAACCAACAGAAGGTTTATCTGAGCAAGAGTTTCAAGAGTTACAGAATTTATTTAACAAAGAACCTCAAAAAGAACGTGTTTCCTCTCTTATTGAAGATGAAGCAACAAAGTTAGGCATTACTGAACACATTCCTCTTTTAATAAAACTTGCTAAACAAGAGTCTAATTTTAGACAGGTTGCCTTGTCTAACAAAGGTGCTATTGGTGTAATGCAACTCATGCCAGCAACTGCAAAAGAATTGAATGTTGATCCTTACAACTTTGACCAAAATGTTCGTGGTGGAGTTAGATATTGGGCGCAACAATTGAAAGCATTTAATGGCGATGTCAAGTTGGCAACAGCGGCTTACAACGCTGGCGCAGGAAATGTTAGAAAAGCTGGAAACAAAGTACCAAACTTTGCTGAAACACAAAAGTATGTTGCCGCAATTGTTGGATAGGAGTACAAAATTGATCCAATATCTATTTGTCTTCTTGCGGCTGGTTTGGTCAAAAACATCCAAGCTGGCTGTGACCTCTATAAGCAAGCTAAAGAATCTTTTGTCGAGATCAGGAACACTGCTAATGAAGTTATTGCCATTGGCAAAGAGGTTAAAGGATTTTGGGGTACGTTGCGTAAACTATTTGGCGGTAGTCCCAAGCCTGAAACTGCAAAGTCTGTGGCAAGGGCTAAAAAGTCTGACTATGTTGCTGTTGACGAAACTCAAGTCAAAGCTGAAATCGTTAAGAACCTGAGTGAGTTCTTTAAGTTACAGGAACAGTTAGAAGCACACATTAGGGAGTCAGAGGAGAAGGCTAGGACTGTAGTTTTCTCTGATGATGTGAACTTGATGGAAGAAGCCCTGAACAGGGTTTTGGCACAGCAAGAGATGGAGAGGTTGGTAGTTCAGATCAGAGAGTGCATGGTCTATCAATCTCCACCTGAGATGGGTGCGTTGTATTCAGAAGTGTTCAGCATGAGAGACATCATTGCTGCAGAGCAAGCAAAAGCAAGGAAGATGCGGGATGCAGAATCATGGCTACGAAAGGAAAGGGAGCGACTCCTAGCAGAAAAACAAGCATACCTGTTGGTAGCTTTCCTATTCCTAATATACCTATGGATGGTAATAGGTCTGGTAAGCAAGATTGGGAGAACGTAGTGGGATGGATTGCTGCTTGTGTTCTTGTCGTATTGTTGTTACCTGTTTTAGGTATGCTTTACATGGATGTATTGCAAGCAAAGCATGAAGCAAAACAACAGCAGGAAAAAGTGCAAAAGGTGATTAAAGAACTTGAAAGAGAGAGGCAAAAATGAACATTTATTGTATTTGGGGCTTATCTATCCTTTTGGTGCTGTTAGTTGGCTGTGATGACCGCTACCGCTATCCTTGCCAAGACCCATTAAATTGGTCTAATGTTGAATGCAAACCCCCAATTTGTACCGCTTCTGGCACTTGCCCAGAGATGTTAGTTAAACCCGAACAGGAGAAGAAATGATGGCTACCATTGGATATAAACCTAATAATCGCCTGACTGCTGATGAGATTGAGGTCAGAGTATGGGCATTCGTTATCGTAGTATTGGTGAGCATTTTGTTAGCTTCTATGGGTATGTTCCTGTACTCTGTTTCTTTTGTACAACAGCCCATGAACGGCAGTATGGCGGCTATTGATAAGGTGTACACACAGCAGATTAGCACCATCATGGTGTTCATTACTGGTGTACTTGGTGGTGTAGCTGGTAGGTCTGGTGTTAAGGCAATAGCCACAGCATCAGCTAAGGCAGAGGCCACTGACAACGATGAGCCCCCAAAGCCATGAGTTTATTTAATCCTTGGGTGCTGTTGGGCATCCTGATGGCAGTAGTTGGTTCTTTTGGTAGCGGTTATTACAAGGGTGGTGAGGATGAGAATGCTCGTCAACAACTTGAGATTGCTACCCTAAATGCTGAAGCAAGGGTAAAGGAACAAGCCCTTATAACTGTTGTTCAGACCCAATCCACCAAACTGCAAAAGGCAAATCAAGATGCAAAACTTGCTCAACAAAAACGTAATTTGGATATTGACTCTGGTGCTTTGCGGTTGCGGCTCCCTGTCAAAGCCCCCGTCTGCCCCGTACAAGCCACCGCAGATACCCCCGTTGCCAGCGGAGATAGCGTTCAAACAAGTGCCGAACTTGACGGAGAGACTGCTAAATCTCTTGTCGCCATTACAGACGATGGAGACAAAGCCATCAGGCAATTGAATGCTTGCATTGATGCTTACAACACTGTTTATGAAACATTGAACAAATCACGTTAAGATTCATGCTGTTGTCATTGATTTAGTTTAATTTCAGACAACTTCACTGGAGTTGTCATGGGCAAAACTGTTTACAGCGATCAAGAGTTTATTGAACTTTGGAAAACGTATGAATCTGCCAGTGCATTTGCTAAAGCCGTTGGCATGGATATGCGTAATATCATTAGGCGCAAAAACAACCTAGAGGCTAGATACGGCGAGCCACTAAAGTCAAAGAACAGCAAACAGCAAACTATCAAGGAAAATTCAGTCCGCAAAGAATTGGGGATTGAGAATGGCATTGTTCTGGTTTTTAGTGATGCTCACTTCTGGCCTAGCATCCATACAACGGCGTATAAAGGTCTTCTTTGGGCGATTAAAGAGTTTCAGCCAAAGGCTGTCATTGCCAATGGAGACATATTTGATGGCGCTTCTATCTCTCGCTATCCTCGTATTGGATGGGACTCTACACCTAGTGTGATACAGGAGTTGAAGGCCTGTGAATTGGCAATGGGTGAGATTGAGGAAGCTGCTAAGAAAGCAAGACACAATGTCAACCTAGTGTGGACACTTGGCAACCATGATGCTAGGTTTGAGAACCGCCTAGCTGCCAATGCACCCCAGTATGAGCAAGTCAAGGGCTTTTCCTTGAAAGACCATTTCCCTGCTTGGCATCCTTGCTGGTCTTGCTGGCCTACAGAGGAAGTAGTTGTCAAGCACCGTTGGAAGGGTGGAATTCATGCTACTCACAATAACACGGTCGGTGCGGGGGTCTCAATTTGTACGGGGCATCTACACAGCCTTAAAGTCACTCCTTATGCTGACTATAATGGCAACCGATTTGGCGTTGATACAGGCACTTTGGCTGACACTGATGGGGCTCAGTTTGTCAATTATCTTGAGGATTCGCCTACCAATTGGCGGTCAGGGTTTGCTGTACTGACATTTCACAATGGGAAATTGCTTTGGCCTGAGTTAGTCCATAAGTGGGCTGAAGGTCAAGTTGAGTTTAGGGGTAAGGTATATGACGTATGACCTTGTGGCTTATCTCAGAGCAGAAATAAAAGAACTGCATCACATTCTGCATGAAACGCAGCTTTCTTTGGCTCAGGCCAATGACAGGCTTAATAGGCGTTCTGAGCCTTTAAGCGAGGAGCGTATCTATACCCTGTATAGACGTAGTTTGGACTGGCGACAGTTGGCTAGAGACATTGAAGCAGATCACGATATTGAATAAAAAAAGGGGAGTCCTAAGACCCCCCTGTCAATAACAACTGCGACTGAATTATGCCACACGTTCCCACACAATGCCATCTTCGTCTTCTACAGTCTCTCCGATTTCGTATTCTTCGTATTCTTCGTCTTCGGCGCTTTCGTCTTCCATGACTTCTTCGTCACACTGGTAAACCCAGTCATCGGTCACGTCATAGTCAACCAACCAGTCGTGGTTCTTTTGAAATTCGATGAATTCTTGAATGATAGCGATCTTGTCGAAATCCATTGTCTCAACAGTCACTTTGTCTGAACCGAAATCCCAATCTGCAATGTCAATCTCAATCTTGTACATGATGTTCCCCTTGTTATGGCATGATCGCCAAGTAAAATGCTATCTCTAATTTGTGACAGAGACCAGCAATAATCCATCAATTTTTACAACGAAAGGTTAAAGAAATGAATTTATCAGCCAATTTTTCTTTGAAAGAACTAACGAAATCAGATACGGCTACCCGTCTTGGTATAGATAACACGCCCGATGATGAAGCTATTGACAATCTGAAGACTTTGTGCGACAAGGTGCTTCAGCCTGTTCGTGACCACTTTGGCAAGTCTGTAACTGTGAACTCAGCCTATCGCAGTCCTGAGTCCAATGCTGCTGTTGGTGGCTCTAAGACTTCAGACCATTGCAAAGGTCAGGCAGCCGATATTGAGATTGCTGGTGTTGCCAATGCTGATCTCGCCCAATGGATTATGGATAATTTGGACTATACACAACTAATCCTTGAATTCTACACACAGGGTGTGCCTGATTCAGGTTGGGTTCATGTGTCCTATGACCCTAATAACCTCAAGAAGCAGGAATTGACTGCTGTCAAGGTGGCAGGGAAGACCCAGTATCTGAATGGACTACAGGCTTAATTAGCCTCTTGCAGAAGTGTTTGGGGACTAGGTGTTCAAAGAACATCACATCCCCGCACTTCTCACATAGCCATGCTTCACCTCGGTCAATAGTGGTTACTTTGTTCCCACGTTGACCATTTCTCCTGCCGTAAAAGGTTCTGATCTTACGAATCATTTACTTAGTTTAGCTTTTGAATAAATGAAGAATTCCTTATTTTCTTTCAAGGCTTCTCGTTGCCTAGCATTTTTACCAAGTATCTGACCTGCTGCAATCTGTTTTAGCTGTTTGTCTTTTAGCCAAATACTAGGCTCGCCTCTCCAATCAAATACGCTCTTTTCTTTACTCATTTCTTCATTCCCTCAATGTAAATAGCTAAACCATCTATGGTGTCTTTACCAAAGCCAGTTAGCTTCCTAATCTCTCTAGCCACTTCTTCAATGACGTTATTGCGTAGTTCATCGTAGAACTCTTGTGCAGACTTGGGCTGTAGAAAGTTTGCTTTGACAGATTCCTTACGCTGGTTGGCTTGTCGCTCAATGTCGTTGAATGCTTCATCTTCTTCAGTCATTATCAGCCTCGTTTTGTAGCAAATAAAGTGTCCAAATCAGGATTGCACCAAAGACAACCACCACAAATGCGCCAAACAGCATCAGCATAAAAGTTACAAGAACATCCCACATTAGACTGCCCTCCACTCACGTTCATTACGCCCTGCTGAAGACTTGACTGTTCTGCCTGTCAACTGGATTAGATTCATTTTCTCCAGCTCGTTTAAACGGCGTGAGACTTGACTTCTCTCTAACCCGCTATGTCTAGCTATCCCGTCTTTTCCAAGCGCTCCATGAGCCTTTAAACAGTCCACAATGACACTGAAATGCTTGGCAGCTAAGTCCTTGGCGGCATCAGCAGCTTCATGGCTGGTTACTGGGTCGGAATTCCTTACCCGATTGAATATTGGCAAGTCAAAGAACTTCTTTACACCGCCACCAAAATGTGTGTCATCTAAACTCATATCAACTCCTATTTAAAAATTTACTCCAAACAAAACCACCACCAACTTTTGCTACAAATTGCAATGCGACAATTTCAGGCATCAACCCACCAAAAGCTATTGTTGGGAAAACTACTGAATCAACAGCAGAGCCAGCAACATTTGACCCATTAACACGAATCATCCATTCTTTATGCTTGAGGTATTGGTAGACCAGTGAATCAGCTACCATTGATAAGCTGAAAGCCGCCAAGGAAGCAAATGCAATCATGCCTGTGGCTGGATTTATGGCATAAGAAACAATGCTTGCCGTTGCAATCAAACCGCCCATTTTTATGGGCAATTTGTCGCCTTGCCATAAATCATGCAGTTTGTCTCGCAGAGATAAGTCCAATCCAATCAAGACAAAGGCATTGACTAGACTAAACCAAACCCCTAACCAAGCGACCAAAAGGTTGGCGGCAACCAATGCGGCAATGTAAATTCCTGCATAAATCATAGTAATACTCCTTGTTCAACTTGATGAAAACCCCAAACTGGCGGGGCATTGTGTGCCTCAATCCTACTTCTCATGACTTGCGCTCTTGCCTCTTTTGTTGGTGGGGGATAATTTCCGCTTCTCCATTTACCATCCATACCAACATTTCTAGCAATGTTTGTGGAATCAGCAGAGCAAAATGGCAGTTTTGTAAATATTGCAGGGTCTAACATCCTCAATCCATGCAATTTGCAAGATGGTCTGCCTAAATCATCACAGATTACCCGCATGGCTTGACCCATCTTTGACCACCATTGAAAAGTTCCTATGGTTGCGTATTCACCTGAACTACCAATGCAAACCCGAACATAGGTGTTGGCTAATTGTTCAAGTCTCTCAAGGGATTCGTGCATATGCCAAACAGGTGCGCCAAACCACAACGGCAATGGGTTATCACGCAACAAGGCATCGTTATCTTCTTCTGTGCCATCAATAACATCAGGCAAAACAGCAAAGTCGCAGGAGGGTACTTTTTTGAGATTTAATGCCCATTCATAAAAGGGTTGCCAATCTGTTACTGGCTCACCTGATTTCCATGCGCTAAATGCCCCATTATCAATAGCAAAAGACTGAGCTACATCAATAGCGGTTGCTATCTGCTCAGGATGGGCATACGAAACAAACGCATGACCAGCTTGAACTGCATAGTTAGCAACAGGCGTTGGTGTTATTGGAAGTCCATGGTAATGGATCATATTCACTCCTATCAAGTTAGTGGGTACTCACTTACGTTTTCCCCGTTGGTTTACATCAGAAAGGCAGGTCTTCATCCATGTCTTCAATGGAAGACTTCTTCTTTGGTGAGGAAGTGTTGGCTTCTTCTTTAGGGCTTACCGCAAGACCCATAAATTTGCCTGTTTTCCCATCTTTAATCCAAGCCGATAGCCAATAGGGTTGACCATCAACTGTGATGTTGCCCTTGTAGTCAGGTTGGTTGCCTGATTCTTTCTTGTCGTTCTTAAACAATACACCTGAGTTATCACGCTGTTCCATATTTACACCTTCATTTTTTTGAAATTTACGACATTACTTGTTGTGTTATTTTGTTCAAAATTTTTAATTACATTTTGAATGTCAGATTCTCTCCAAACGCAAACTCTTGGAGATAACTTTATGCCTTTTGGAAAAATTCCGCTGTTAATACCCGCATACCAAGTTGTTTTGGAAACAGGAATAAGGGCTGGAATTGGTGGATTGGCTTTAGCATCTCCAATAATCTGCGGTAATCTAAAAAAAGCATCTTTCATGTTTAAACCTTTATTTCATTGAGTTTTTTAACTTTGTCATCCACTTCTGAAAGGAACTGGATAACCTCTTGTTCGAGTTCTGCAATATACATATCATTGCGCTCGATTCTTTTGATGAACAGTTGTAGGTGTTCGGGCATTCGTGGGTCGAAACTCACAAAGTCGCACCAACTTCTGTTCGCACACGCCATCTGCCATTGCATTTGGTCGTAATACTTCTTTGCTGGCTCATCGCCAAGGATTGTGTCAATGTGAGTAGCAGTGTTGGGACACTTGATCTCTAAGCACCCATCATCGCCCACCAAGCCATCAGGAGAGGCAGCAGACAGGGTAATGCGTGGATGGTCAATAGCACCTACCTGATCTACCATATTGCCTGTTTTAGCCTCGTATGCGGCACGAGCAAAAACTTCCTGCTCGATTCCCCACTCCATAGCCGCATTGGTGTATGACTCTGCCACTTGGTTTGTCATACGCTCGACTACCAGTTGAGCCATGTAGTTAGCCCTGCTGGTGCTGTAGCCTGTCTTTGTTTTGGCAACAATGTCAGAGATACGAGAGGCAGTGGCTTTGCCACAACGCTGTGCAAACCATTCGGGAGAGCCTTGTTCTACTTCACTCATTTCAATGCTCCTTTACGCTTTTCTTTGGCATCAATCACTTTCTTTTGCCAGCCCTTATCACCATCGCAAGCAGCGTAAGCAGTGCCGTATACATTCTTGAGTTCCTCTAAAGTTGATGCAGCTTCAATAGCCGCCAAGTGGTCAATCATCAAGCCTACATCTACTGTTTCAATGTTGCCTGACCCTGTTGTTGAATCAAGGGCATCATGCTCAACAATCTCCATTGCTGTCACCCAAAGATAGCGTCTTTGGTAGGTTTCAACTGCCCCAATGTTTTGCACTTCATGGCAACCTTTGAGAGCCGCAGACCCAAAAGGTGAAGTAATCACAATCTCACCTCCAATTTCGGTATCTACAATGCGAAGTTCAGCTTGTTCTTTAGTAAACGACACTATGCCGATCAAGCCAACTTCATCAAATATCTCCATGATTGGGTGTAGGAAGTCGCCAAGTTCAAAGTAGTTGTATCCAGCAAACTTATTTTGTCCTGACTTCTTAAGAACCTTTGATCGTAGCTTTGATCGTGCCACAGCCAACTTTACATATACCTCTAGATTTTCTTTGCTTTGTTCTTTCATATTCACTCCTGTTTAAACTTTTGAAATGTTTTAAAAATGTTTGTTTTGGTTGAGTCTGTATATACAAACTCAGGGTCAGTCACTCTCTTTGTTGGGTACACCTTTCTGTGAGTTAAAGATTTGTTGGGCAATGGAGAATTGGGTATCAAAGTCAAAGTCGGAAAGTCTGAACCAATTGCCTGAGCAGGAGCAAATCGGAAGAGTCGCAACTTTAGGTTTCGTGCAAAACTGGCAAAAATATTCATCTTGGCTTTCCTCTAAGATTGTTGCAATGGTGTTTTTAAGTTTCATCTTTCTCTCCCCTGTACTCGTTTTTCAACCAAAGGGTACGCAAGGTGCGTAGTTCATCGTCATCATTAATTGATGCAGTCTTTGTCATGCTGTACAAGTAAAACTCAGCCCTGCGCTGCATCTTGTTGTCAATGCGTTCTTTGATGAATTGGAAGGCATACTCCCAGTCTCCTGATTTAATGGCGAGAGGGATAGCTACAGAGCCTTGGATGGCATCCATGATGTCATCATCATTTAGCCATTGGTAGGCTTCCCATTTGGCTTTATTAAAGGCTGTCATCGATAGACTCCTCAATCTTCTTTTCAATTGATTTGCACTCCTTGGCAGAGAGTTGATCGGTTATATCAATTCTTGTATAACCTACTTCTAAGTAAGCTGTCCAAATGTATTTATCGTAGACTCCATCTTCAGGAGCATATTCAGGGTCATATTCCCATTCGACCCAAGTCTTGATGTCTAACTCAAGATCGCAAAAATCTATATCGAATTCCATGTTGAAGCCTTTCAATGTGTTGGTAAAGAGCCTGTAGTGTTACACGCTTCTTAGTGTTGTACACTAGGATAAACCCTAATTGTGGTATTTGTTTAACACTACACAATCCACGCTCTATGCCAAGACCTAAAACTGAAATGACCAAAAGCGGCAAGACCATTGCTGTACGAGCCACCTTAAATGAGTGGAATGAGTTTAAACGACTGGGAGGGACTAAATGGTTACGCCAATTCTTAGCCGAATCAATTGAAAAGCAGAAGAAACCAGTATAATGATTTGAAACACGGATAGACACGGATTGATCCCCTTGTCGAAAAGCGAGCCTCCCCGCCTGCCGTTTGTTTCTTTGTCTCAGGAGGACAGCGAAGGAAAAAAATGCCTACTCGATATTTAAAATCGGGGGTTCGTGACAGCGAATCCATCGACAAACTCTCCCCTTTAGCCGAAACACTCTTTTATCGTTTGCTGGTCACAGTAGATGATTTTGGTCGTTTTGACGCAAGACCAGCCATGATTAAAGCTAACTGTTTTCCAATAAAGGAATCAGTCACCTTAAACAAGTGTAAGGATTTGGTAAGCGAACTCAAAGAAGTCGGTTTGATTCATGTTTATGAGTCAGATGGCAAGCAATACCTGCAAATGTGCAAGTGGGACAACAAACCTAGAGCGCAGGAAAGCAAGTTCCCTACACCTGAATACAATGATATACAACTGCATACAAGTGTATGCAAGTCGCATACAGATGTACCTTTAACCGTAACCGTAACCGAAACTAAAACAGAAACTAAAACCGATATTACGCCTGAAGGCGTTTCACAATCTGTTTGGCAAGATTTCAAGAATTTACGGAAAGCCAAGAAAGCACCTATCACGCAACGAGTCATTGATGGAATGCAAGAACAGGCTGAAATTGCAGGCTGGACACTTGAGCAGGCCATGTCCGAGTGTTGTGTTCGTGGTTGGCAGGCTTTCAAAGCTGAATGGGTTGCTGAAAAGCCCAAGCTGGTCAACAAGTTTGACATTGCTCATGTCACAGTACCATCAAGCTCAGAACGTGATCCTGCCCTTGCTAAACTTGATGAAGACATGAAGAATGCCAAGCCAAATCCTGAGATTCTCGCCAAAATCAAAGAAGCATTGAAAGGAAAGGTGGCATGAATGAGTTGGCTCTTTTCGCAGGCGCTGGTGGAGGAATACTTGGGGGAAAACTTCTCGGATGGCGAACAGTCTGCGCCGTTGAATGGGAAGCCTATCCAGCAAGCGTACTTGCCGCTAGACAAAATGATGGACTTCTTGAAAATTTCCCGATTTGGGATGACGTTCAAACCTTTGACGGAAAACCTTGGCGAGGAATTGTTGACGTTGTATCTGGAGGGTTTCCATGCCAAGACATCAGCGCAGCTGGAAAAGGCGCAGGAATTGATGGAGAACGAAGCGGAATGTGGGGAGAAATGGCGCGGATCATTTGTGAAGTTCGACCTAAGTTCGTCTTTGTGGAAAACTCACCAATGCTCACTTCTAGGGGACTTGGAAGAGTTCTTGCAGACTTGGCCTCAATGGGGTTTGATGCGAAATGGGGAGTGTTGGGAGCAGCTGACATTGGAGCAAACCATCAGAGGGACAGGATTTGGATCGTTGGAAAAAACTTGGCCAACGCCCGATGCGAATTGTGGAATGAGGGGAACACAGCCAAATTGGACACCAAAGAGGAAATCAGGACACCAAGCTCAATATTCGATAAATCAAGCAGTACGGGATTCGGAACAAGGCATTGGTGGCAAACTGAACCCAATGTGGGTCGAGTGGCTAATGGGTTGGCCTCTGGGGTGGACAGACTTAAAGCCATTGGAAATGGACAAGTCCCACTTTGTGCGGCAACCGCATGGAGAATCCTAAATGACTAGAGAAGAGGCAAACCAAATCCTTGACAAACACAAAGAAACACGCAAACTTAGCTACGCTGACACAACCCGAGCGCTCACAGTTACTGGAGACTATGAAGAATATGGAAGCGAAGGAATGGATAACGAGGTACAAACGGAAGTTTCAAGAGACTGGGACGCAGGGCGCTTCTTCATGGTGGTGGCAGACATTGCAAGATATCGAGAAAAAACGAGGGTTGGCAGCGACCAATGATCTGCGTAGGCGAATGAACATCATAAAAAGGCTTAAAAATGAACCCGTTTGAGATAAAAGAAGCAACTTGCATCAGTTTTTCAGGTGGCAGAACATCTGCTTATATGCTTTACAAGGTGCTAGAAGCTCACCAAATGAGCTTGCCAAGTGAGGCTATTGTCTGTTTTGCCAACACAGGCAAGGAAGATGAGGCGACTTTAAGATTTGTTAAAGCCTGTTCTGACAATTGGAATGTTGAAATTCATTGGTTGGAATATAGAAATGCCGACCCAGCATTTGAAAGAGTTACATTTGAAACTGCTAGTCGAAACGGAGAGCCATTTGAAGCACTTATCCGCAAACGCCAATATTTACCAAACCCTGTAACTAGATTTTGCACATCAGAATTAAAAATTAGAACAATCCATAAATATCTTAAATCTCTTGGGTGGAATGACCATAATGAAACAATGGATTGGATTGGCATGAGGGCTGATGAGCAGCGCCGAGCTGCCAAAATTGCTGATAAATCTAGAATTCCTCTTGTAACTGCTGGAGTTACAAAAGAAACTGTTGGCGAGTTTTGGCGCAAACAATCTTTTGATCTTGAATTACCGAACATCAATGGCGTTACTTATCACGGAAATTGTGATCTTTGTTTTCTTAAAGGTGGCTCTCAAGTGTTATCTCTAATTGCTGAAAAGCCAGAACGAGGCATTTGGTGGGCAAAAATGGAGGAAGTAGCACTATCGGTGGCAAGTAAGTCAAGCGGTGCTGTATTCCGCTCCGATCGCCCGTCTTATGCTTCTATGATTAAATTCTCATCGGAACAAACCGATATGTTCGACCCTAACGAAGAGACAATTGCTTGTTTCTGTGGAGATTAATATGGTTTACATAGGTATCGATCCTGGAAGTGTCAACGGCGCATTAGGTGCAATTAACCACAATGGCGAATACATTGACAGCTTTAACATTGAGCATCAAGACAAGCACATTCGTGCATTTGTGTTCAAGAGTCGAATACTAGGAATTGTTGACCCCAAAGAGGGCGCAGAGATATGCATGGAACAGGTGCATTCAATGCCAAACCAAGGGGTTAGCTCTACCTTTTCATTTGGGCGTGCTGTAGGCGTAATTAGTGCGGTTTGTGAGCTTACAAACTACCCTTTTCACTTGGTCACACCTCAAAAGTGGAAAAAGCATTTCGGGTTAACTGCTGACAAAAACGAGGCATTGGACAAGGCTAGAGAGTTATTCCCAAAGGCCAAATTAAAGCTCAAAAAGGACATAAACAGGGCAGAAGCCCTATTAATTGCTGAGTATTGGAGGCAATGCAATGTCTGAGGTTGAAGAAAAAAAGGGTGTAGTTATCAAGTTTGACCCTGTTGAATACGAAGCTCTCCGAGGCATTGGTGACGGAAACATAAGCGAAGGGTTTAGGGTTTGCTTACGTTGGGCAGTGCATTTCCATAGCATAGGTTTAAGGTCTGATGATGATTTGAACTATATTGGGCTTTGCACAGTGGCAGATTAACCCTTGCGAGGGCTTTAGAAGGCCATAGAAGCGATTATTTAGGGCATGGGAATACTAAGGTGGCAGTAGGCAAGAAAAAAGCCCCGAAGGGCTTAATTACTTTTTGAGGATTATTTTTAGAAGTAGTGCAATTGTGGCGTATATCATTCTGTCAAACCTTTTAAAAAAGTCTGCGAGAAAACGATATCGCCTTGGAATTCATCCAGCGCTAGATAACTGTCAAACCCTTGGCTTTCCATGTATTCTTCAACGTCATCAGGATTCATTATTGCCTTTTCATCTATTGAGTTGACAATAACTATTGGGTTTTCATCTTCCCCGATTCTGAATGTGCCATGTGTCATGTGACCAAACCAAACCATTGTGTGCTTCATGCTACAAACTCCGATGTAAATTGTTCAAATGTCATGCTTTTTGCATAAAAATTGTCACCGACACGTTTAAACGCTGAATAAACTGGATAACCCTCTGCATTGTCGTAGTCAGCTTCACCAACTAAAAAAGCACTTTTTTTCTGCGATCTAGGTGGCACAACTTCCAACATTTCCCAATACATTGCTTCTGTAGTTGGTATCCATTCTGTAGGGTTTGCTTCCATTGCATTCCAAAGGGCTTCCCATTCTAGTTTTTCGCTCATAATGTCACCTCTGTATTTTGTAAGTCAAAAAATGTCCATGCTTGGCAATTTGTGCATTTAAAAGCATATTGCCCTCTATTTGGTGGGTATTCTGTCATTTGGATTGTTTGAGGGTCAGGCTTTTGACAGCAACCATGACAACCCCAATTTGCAGCAATTTGTGCTGATTGGTAGCGTGGAAATGCTTTGTTCATACTTAGCCCCTCCATGCCAGTAAAACGCCGATATAGGCAAAGACAGCAACGCAGGCAATAGCCCAAAGAATCTCTGATTTATCCATGTTAAGCCCCTTGATTCTTAGCTATGGCGTTAAAGCTACGCAAATATGCAAGGGCATTGCTTCTATTGTCGCAAAGTATTTTGTCTAATAATTCGCCCGAGCTTTTGTAGAGTTTGACTAAATAGTATCCGCTTTGCGTTCTCTCAAAAACTGTCCAATTTCCGTTTTTTTGCTCAGTGATTTTCATATTGAAGCCTTTCAAATAGTGCGACAGTGCACTGATAAGCCCTTTCGGGCTTACCGCTAAACTGTCAGACCTGAGTCAGATCGTAGGACTCGCTCCATGAGTCCATAAAGGGATTCATTGTATGGTCAACAACAGTTTCATCATCATCTAAGCCAAATGGCATAACTGATGCCCAACCAATAACATCTCCCGCAGCGTTTCTGATTCGCAGCGATGCTATTTCGACTGATTCAATGCTGGCTATGATCGCCTTGTAAGCAGTAGACCTACGCACGTCCCATGATTCGCCATCATATACAGAGACTGTATGACCATGCTTTAAAGCGAATTTAACTAAGTGTTTGTATGCTTTCATCTTGAAACCTTTTAATCAGCAGTCCAACATCGGACAATTTACTAATGCACATACCATGCCAGTTTTACACTTCCAGCAAAATCAAGCTAATCAATGATAGTACTCACTAACAGAGCGCACCAAAAAGGTGATGTTAGTAAACACTCTGCACCAAATCAGGGATGTTAGTACACGCTATTCACCAACATGGTGCAATTCCATAATGTGAAACAATTATTTACATTTCGTATTGTGGAATGTATTTAATGACTGACTGGTCAGTACCAGTCTAGGTGTATGCAATATGGTGCATCAAACCCTCATGCATTATAGTGCATCATCCCTTGGTGCTATGTTAGCTAGCGCTTACTTCATAGGTTAGTTAGTGCTTACTATGGGGGGGAGGGGTAGTGTGCTGTGTGTAAATATTTGTGTACCCTCCTCCACACTGGAAAAGCCAATCGTAGCGTTAACAAGTAAATGCTTACTTCGATTAGTTGACGAACAAGAGTAGACACCCGTGAGTGGGGGTGATCCTTTTAAAGGAGAGCCTCTCGTTTATACTAAGTTAGTGATGACTGTCAGATCGATCACTCCACGCTACAGGCCCTGTTCAAGATTACTCTTTACTGGAGTACCACATGGTTCACTACGTTTATCCTACTTGGTCGGCTCAACCGCATAGAGGGGTGGGTGATGCCCCCGTTTGATGTCACTATACAAGAAAACAATTCTCATGTAAAGTACGCACTAACTTCCCTTCACTGGATAAAAGATGAACGTAGTAGATGCACTCCCTGATAACCTAAAGAAAACCAAGGGTCGACCCAAGGGTTCTGGTAAGTTGACTATGGCAAAGTATGCTGATTCCAAGCCAATAGCTATGTTGCCCAAGACTGAGAATCAAAGGGTCAAAGAACTCAAGGATTTGTTGATAAACAGTGCTGGAGTCAATGTTGTCCAAAAGACTGTTCAGATTGCCCTTGATGATGACCACCCTGCACAGATGGCTGCACTGAAACTGTGCATGGATAGGATGCTTCCCGTTACTCTGTTTGAAAAAGAGAAGAATCAGAGAAGTGCTGTAAACATTACGATCTCAGGCATTGGTGGTGTCACCATTGGTGAAAACACAGTAGAAGCTGAAGATATAGAAAGTAAAGATGTCTGATCTGAACTTTAGCCTCCTCCCTTGGCAACAAGAGGTTTTTGCTGATAAAACAAGGTTTAAAGTTATTGCTGCTGGTCGGCGTTGCGGTAAGTCAAGACTCTCAGCCATTACCCTGTTGATTGAGGGTTTGCAGTGTACTGCTGGTTCTGCTGTGCTTTATGTTGCGCCTACCAATGGTCAGGCTAGACAGATTATTTGGGATGTATTGATGGAGTTGGGCAGGGAGGTTATCCAAGCCAGCCACATCAATAATATGGACATTACCTTGATAAACGGAGCAAAGATCTATGTCCGAGGAGCAGACCGACCAGATACTTTGCGAGGAGTGTCGCTCACCTACGCTGTGCTTGACGAGGTTGCAGACATCAAACCTGAAGCATGGGAACAGGTTATTCGTGCGTCTTTGTCTGATAAGAAAGGCCGAGCTATGTTCATCGGCACTCCCAAGGGTCGCAATTTCTTCTATGACGTATTTAAACTCGGAATGTCAGAAGAAGACTCAGACTGGAAAAGTTGGCATTTCACCACCAAAGACAACCCTTTAATCGACCCTGCTGAAATCGAGAGCGCAAAGAAATCCCTATCAAGCTTCGCTTTTAAGCAAGAGTATATGGCATCTTTTGACAATGCGGGTAGCGATGTCTTTAAAGAAGAGTGGATTAAATACGGGACTGAGCCTGAGTATGGTTCTTACTTCATAGCCTGTGACTTGGCTGGATTTGAGGAAGTAGCTAGACAGGCGGCTAACTCAAAGAAAAGGCTAGATCAGACTGCCATTGCTGTGGTTAAGGTGACTGATGATGGCAAATGGTTTGTAAAAGAGATTGCTTTTGGTAGGTGGGACATCAGGGAGACTGCTGCCACGATTTTGCTAAAGATGCGGGAATACCGACCTTTGAGCGTTGGAATTGAGCGTGGAGCATTAAAAAATGCAGTTTTGCCATATTTGTCAGACTTAATGCGGAAAAATAATGTATATTCGCATATAGTTGACTTAACGCATGGCAACAGGAAAAAGACTGACAGGATTATCTGGAGTCTCCAAGGAAGGTTTGAGCATGGGCGTATTGTGCTGAACTCTGAGGAAGATTGGACAGAATTTAAGGATCAAATCTTAATGTTTCCTGCCCAAGGTGTTCACGATGACTTGCCCGATGCTCTTTCCTACATTGACCAACTGGCTGTGACCTCATACTTTGTTGATGACCAAGAAGATGAGTGGGAGCCTCTTGACATAATAAGTGGCATTTAAAGGGATATAAATGGCAACAGACAAAGAAGTCAAGTTAAAGCAAAACGAGTTTTATCAGCCGACTGAAGCTGACAAAGAACTGACGGCTTTTGTTACTGACCATTGCACTAAGTGGCGTGACTATAGAGACACCAACTTTCTTCCTGACTGGCTTGAGTATGAGCGCATCTTCCGTGGTCAGTGGGCTTCTGAAGACAAGACCCGTGAGTCTGAGCGTAGCCGCATTGTTACCCCTGCCACACAACAAGCCGTAGAGACTCGCCATGCTGAGATCATGGAAGCTATCTTTGGTCAAGGCGACTTCTTTGATATTGAAGACAACATTCAAGATATAGGTGGAAACCCTATAGATGTTGAGCAAATCAAGAATCAGTTGATGGAAGACTTCAAGAAAGACAAGATCAGAAAATCTATCGACCAGATCGAGTTGATGGCTGAAATCTATGGAACAGGCATTGGCGAGATCATCGTCAAGACTGAGAAAGAATATATTCCTTCTACTCAGCCTATCCCTAATCAACAGGGACAAGCTGCTATTGGCGTGATGGAGAGAGACAGGATTGCTGTCAAGATCATGCCTATCAATCCCAAGAACTTCTTGTTTGACCCAAATGGTACTTCCATTGATGACTGTATGGGCGTGGCTATTGAGAAATACGTCTCAATTCACAAGGTTGTAGAGGGAATCGAAAAAGGCATCTATCGCAAGGTAGACATCACGCCCACCTATGAAGATACTGATTTAGAGCCTACCCAAGAGGTAAGCCAGTACCAAGATGAGAAGGTTCTGTTGTTGACATACTATGGGTTAGTACCCCGTGAGTATTTAAACAACATGGCTGAGAACAAAGACATTGTTGAGTTGTTCCCTGAGAACTCTGCTGCTGAAGATTACTCAGATATGGTCGAGGCTATTGTCGTAATTGCCAACGATGGTATGTTGCTCAAGGCTGAAGAAAACCCATACATGATGAAAGACAGGCCAGTGTTGTCGTACCAAGACGATACAGTGCCTAATCGCTTGTTGGGGCGAGGTACAGTGGAAAAAGCCTTCAATATGCAGAAAGCTATTGATGCTCAGACTCGGGCTCACTTGGATTCACTCGCTTTGACCACTGCCCCTATGGTTGCGATGGATGCAACTAGACTGCCCCGTGGCATGAAGTTTGAGATTAAGGCTGGTAAAGCTATTCTCACTAATGGCAACCCCAATGAAATCCTGTATCCATTCAAGTTTGGTCAGAGTGACCCCAATAACCTAGCAACTGCCAAAGATTTTGAGCGTATGTTGTTGCAAGCTACTGGGACATTGGACTCAAACGGCATGGTTTCTCAGTCAAGCCGTGATGGTGGCGGTATGTCGATGGCTGTGGCCTCCATCATCAAGAAGTACAAGCGTACATTGGTCAACTTCCAAGAAGATTTCCTTGTGCCGTTCATCAAAAAGGCGGCTTTCAGGTTCATGCAGTTCGATCCAGAGCGTTATCCCTCTGTAGACATGAACTTCATCCCTACTGCAACCCTTGGAATCATTGCTCGAGAGTATGAACAGCAGCAATTCATTGGTTTGTTGCAGACTCTTGGCCCAAATACACCTGTTTTGCCTGTAATTCTCAAAGGAATCATCGCTAACTCAAGTTTAAGCAACAGATACGAGATGATGGCGGCTTTGGATGAGATGAGTAAGCCCAATCCTGAAGCACAGCAGATGCAACAGATGCAAGCAGAGTTAGCAATGCAAGCTGCACAGGCAAATATTGCTGTTCAGACTAGCCAAGCAGAGCAAAACAAAGCAGAAGCTATCAAATTGTCTGTTGAAGCGCAGTTATTGCCACAAGAAGTACAGGCAAAGAACATGGCGGCGATGACTAAGAACCTTCCCAATGAAGATGACCAAGCATCTAGAGAGTTTGACAAGCGGGTTCGTATTGCCGAGTTGATGCTCAAGGAAGCAGACATTAAAAACAAGTCTAAAATTGTCGAGTTACAGATGAATAATGCTAAAAGCACTGTAGTAGACATGGAAAACGAGTTTTTACAAAACTTAAATCAGGAGTTGGCAAATGGCAATAGATAAAATCTTCAATGATGGGAATGTAGATGGCATTGCAGATAATATCTTTAATGCGGTAAACAACTCTGTGTCAGAAGTTAAGCAAATGCAGCAGCGTAAGGCGGCTGAGAATGCTCAAATGGTTGTTCAATCACTCAAGAAGATTGACACAGACATTCGCCAAAAGTTTGACAACGTAACCAGCACCCTTGAAAAGCGCATCATCACTATCAAAGATGGTCGTGATGGTATTAATGGTAAAGACGGGCGTGATGGTAAAGATGGTAAGGCTGGTCGGGATGGTAAAGATGGTGCTCAAGGGCCACAAGGCCCAAAAGGTAAAGATGGTGTAGATGGTATTGATGGCGTATCTGTTGTCAACGCAAACATCGACTTTGATGGTTCTTTAATCATTGCTTTGTCTAGTGGTCAAGAGATCAATGTAGGTGAAGTTGTTTCTACAGATCTGCAAGACCGCATTAAAGTTATTACCAGTGGTGGTGCTGGTGGTGGTGGTGGTAGTGGAACAGTTTCAAGTGTTGCTATTTCTGGTGGTTCAACTGGACTGACTACATCTGGTGGCCCAATTACAACATCTGGGACAATCACATTAGGTGGAACTCTTGCTGTAGCTAATGGAGGAACTGGTACAGCTTCTCCTAGCATTGTCGCAGGAACAAATATTACAGTAAGTGGCACTTGGCCTAATCAGACAATTACAGCATCTGGAGGTGGTGGATCTGGCACAGTTACCAGTGTTGCGGCAACAGTTCCTGCATTCTTATCAGTTACTGGCTCACCAATTACAAGCAGTGGCACATTAGCTATTAGTTTGTCAGGTACTGCACTGCCTGTTGCTAATGGTGGTACGGGTGTTACAACTTCTTCAGGTGCAAGCAGTGTTGTTCTGCGTGATTCAAGTCAGAATGTTACAGCTAATACTTTCCTTGCATCATTTTTATCAACAGCGGCAGCTGGAACAACAACAACATTAACAGTTTCATCTGCTTACTCTCATGTTGTTACGGGTTCTGGTGGACATACATTCCAATTGCCAAATGCAACTACATTGGCAAATGGAGTGCAATACCTTTTTAATAATAACCAAAGCAGTGGCGCTATAACAGTCAATAACGCATCAGGATCGCTTATTGTTTCTGTACCATCAGGTGGTTATGTTCAATTGACATTGTTGTCAAATGCAATATCTGCTGGATCATGGGATAGGCATGACATTGCCCCATCTAATGTATCTTGGTCAACAAATACTTTTGATTATGCTGGATCAATTACCAGTGCCACATGGAATGGAACAGCAGTTGCAGTAAATAGAGGTGGTACTGGTGCTTCTACAGCAAGCATCACTTCTTTTAACAATATTACTGGATATACGGCATCTGGTGCAACTGGAACAACATCTACTAACTTAGTATTTTCCACAAGCCCAACACTTGTTACTCCTATTTTGGGTACACCAACTAGTGTTACTTTGACTAATGCTACAGGTTTACCTTTATCTACGGGTGTTACTGGTACGTTGCCTGTAGCTAATGGTGGTACTGGAATTACGTCATTTGGCACTGGAATAGCTACTTTTTTAGGTACTCCTTCAAGCGCAAATTTAGCTAGTGCTGTAACAGATGAAACTGGTACTGGTGCTTTGGTATTTGCTAATTCACCTACTTTTGTAACTCCTGCTTTAGGTACACCATCAAGCGGCACTTTATCTTCATGCACAGTTGATGGTACAAATGAAGTCGGATTTAAAAACATTCCTCAAAATAGCCAAAGCGCAGCTTACACGCTAGTTCTTTCTGATGCTGGCAAGCACATCTTTCATCCATCAACCGATGCAAATGCTCGGACATTTACAATCCCTGCAAATTCGTCTGTAGCCTATCCAATTGGCACTGCAATTACATTTGTAAACATGACAAGTCAAGTGGTAACTATTGCAATCAATACAGACACAATGTATTTAAGTGCTGCTGGTACAACTGGTTCACGCAGTTTGGCGCAATATGGTTCAGCTACTGCAATCAAAATGACTTCAACAACTTGGCTTATTTCAGGGAGTGGATTGACATGAGTGGTGCTCTACAAGCTGTTTTTCAAAACCAAAGAAGTTTTGCCCCTGCTGGCCCAACAGTAATTGGTGAGGCTTTTGGTGGTGGTTTTTATGCAGGTCAAATTGGCGTGTCTGGTGTAGCAACTCACAACCTTGTGGTTGGGCCAGTATCTACTGCTTACAACTCCGCTAAAGCATGGAAGCTAGTAAACACGACAACCGCTGGAACTACATCTGTTATTGATGGCCCATCTAACAGCGCGGCAATGAATGATGTCACCCATCCTGCTGCTCAATTTTGCGAAGGCTTAACTATCGGTGGTTTTTCTGACTGGTATATGCCAGCTAAAAATGAGCTAGAGGTTTGTTACTATAATTTAAAGCCTAGTACAGTAAACAACAACACATCGTCAGGCACAAATACCAATGCCGTTCCAAGTCGCGGCAGCAATTACACAAGTGGCACACCTGCTCAAACCTCCGCAACAGACTTTCAATCCGGCGGCGTACAGGCGTTTGCTACTGACCCTTACTGGTCAAGCACTGAAAATTCTGCTACGCAAGGCTGGAGGCAGAGCTTTAACAGCGGTTTTCAAGGCGGTGTTAATAAAGATTACACCTACGCTGTCCGCGCCATCCGCAGAGTCGCAGTTTAATTTATCAGGAGCATCCCAATGTACATTTGCATCACCGAAGTAGACGCAGTAACCAAAATAGTTTGCACAGCCGAGCCACAACGCACAGGCCCATCCATGCCTGCTGTCAAGGGTTGGACGCATTTATGGCACGATAGCTCAACATGGCCTGTTGAAGTGGCATCCGATGGCACATACCTAAGAGCCCCAAAATATTACGGCACTTGCGATGACGATGCCGACACTACCATCGCTGGTGTGTTACAGGTCTTGACCGAGGCAGAGTACAACACGGCTAAAACTGCAGAACATGAAGCCCGTAGACCTTATCCATCATGGATTGGCTACTCAGACACAATGACATGGGCTGCACCTGTAGCAAGGCCAGCAGATGCCGTTATTAACGGCGGCAATGTGCGTTATCAGTGGGATGAGGCTACAGTTAATTGGGTTGCCCAGACTCCAGCAGCATGAAAGAGTTTTTCTTCATCTCTGGTTTGCCACGATCAGGCTCGACATTGTTGTCGGCTATCTTGCGCCAGAACCCTGAGTTTTATGCAGACATCTCATCGCCCGTGCAAGGATTTGTTACATCAACCATCAACGTCATTACGGGCAGTGAGAGCAATCATTTGATAGATGAAGACAGGCGCAAACAAATACTAAAAGACGTATTTGAGGCTTACTACAAAGCAGTCACACCAAACACAGTGTTTGACACCAGCAGGGGCTGGACTGCTAAGACATCACTCCTTAAAGACCTATATCCACAGACTAAGATCATTTGTTGTGTGCGGGACTTGCCTTGGATATTGGATAGCTTTGAGCGTATATCAGCCAAGAATTCTTTGTACGGCGCAACCCTGACAGATGATGAGTCACGGCAGACAGTCACCACAAGGTGCGATGCCTTGATGGATGTAAAGAAAGAAGGCCAAGTTGTTAAGCCATACTATTTCTTGGAAGAAGGATTGTTGTTAAATCCCGACATGATTATGTTGGTGGAGTACGAGATGCTTTGCAAACAGCCTGAGAGCGTAATGCGCGAGTTGTACCAGTTCATCGGCAAGCAGTACTTTGACCACGACTTTAAGAACGTGGAGTACGAGAACGAAGTGTTTGACAAAGCACTAAACATGAAAAGCCTACACACAGTTAGGAAAGAAGTAACTTGGCAAGAGCGCCCATCTATCCTGCCTAAATCGGTGTGGGAGAAGTACGCAGGAAAAGACTTTTGGCGTACACCAGCACCAGACTTTGCCGTAAAACAACTGTATAAGGTCAAGGGATGAAAATACTAATCATGGGTTTGCCTAGTTCGGGTAAGACCACCTTGGCTACAGCTTTGGCAAGGGAACTTTCCTGCGTTCACTTTAATGCTGATGAAATACGCAAGGAAATCAACAAAGACCTTGGATTCTCTGTAAAAGACCGCATTGAACAGGCTAGGCGTATGGGTGTTTTGTGCGATATAGCATCTAGATATGGGGCTCATGTGATTGCTGATTTTGTTTGTCCTACCCCTGAAACACGGGAAGCCTTTGGCGCTCACTTCATTGTTTGGGTAGACCGAATCAAAGAAAGCCCGTTTGAGGACACAAACAAGTTATTTGTACCCCCAGAAAATCACGATGTACGGGTTGATGGCAAGTTTGGTATGCAATATTACGCAGAAGAAATTGCCAAGATGATTGCACCAAAAAAGAAGAAGTTTGCATTTTAGGATCACCATGAACCCAGAACTTCAGAAATACTATGAAAGCCGCTTTGACATGATGTCAACAGAGGGTTGGAAGGATTTAACTATTGATATTGACAATATGATAGAGTCGCTTAATAATCTGAGCGTTATTCCTGATGAAAAGACCTTAATGTTCAAAAAAGGTGAACTTTCCATCTTGACTTGGCTGAAAACCTTGAAAGAGGTCAGTGAACGAGCCTACGAGGAATTGAATGAAAAGAATTTATGAATTTGTCTGCGAAAGTGGACACAGAATTGAGAGACTTTGTGATTATGAGGCACAAACAACTCAGTGTGAGTGCGGTGGTTCAGCCAATCGCACAATTTCTGCTCCAAGCATTAACTTGGAAGGGTGGTCGGGTCATTTTCCATCTTCATGGATGAAATTTGAGAAGAAACATCGTGATAAGTTAGCGCATGAGCAAAAAACCACAACATAAGCATTAATGCCGTTGTGTCATCCTAGAACCCAAAAGTGGCAGGAAAAGGAAAAATATGTTAGTAGATAACCCAGACGAGATGTTAGGCGAGTTAGAGACTGTTGAAAAGCAGAAACTTGAATCAACTGTTGAGCCGATGAGTAATGACATTCCCGACAAGTATCGGGGTAAAGAGTTGTCAGACATCATCAAAATGCACCAAGAGGCAGAAAAGCTGATTGGAAAGCAAGCACAAGAAGTTGGCGAAGTACGCAAATTAGCAGATGAACTCATCAAGCAAAACCTTGCGGGTAAACCCCAACATATTAAAGAGGAAGAACCTGAAGTAGATTTCTTTGAGAATCCACAGGCAGCGGTTCGTAAGACTGTTGATAACCATCCTGATGTACTTGCGGCTAGACAAGCTGGTCAAGAGTTCAAAAAGATGCAAATTCAGCAAAAGCTGGCGGCAGAGCATCCTGATTTCGGTCAGATTGCTCAAGATGCAGACTTTGTAAATTGGGTGAAATCTTCACCTATTAGGATTGGTTTGTATGCAAAAGCTGATGGTGAGTTTGATTATGATAGTGCTAATGAATTGCTGAGTACCTACAAACAGTTGCGTGGTGTTAAGGCTAAACAGACTAATGAAGCAGGGGAAACTCAGCGCAAGTCTAGTCTTAAAGCAGCGACAGTTGATGTAGGTGGCAGTGGTGAATCTGGAAAGAGGGTCTATCGCAGGGCAGACCTTATTCGGCTGAAGATGACTGATCCAAACCGCTACGATGCCTTGAGTGACGAGATCATGCAAGCGTATCAAGAGGGACGGGTCAAATAACTTAACTTTTGATTTTATTGGAGTACACAAATGGCAACATCATTTTCCCCCACAAACTCGGTAACTACTACCACAGCAGCCAATTTCATCCCTGAAATTTGGTCAGACGAAATCGTTGCGTCTTATAAGAAGAACCTTGTTTTAGCTAACTTGGTTATGAAGATGAACTTCAAGGGTAAGAAAGGTGACACTGTTCACATTCCTACTCCTACACGAGGTAATGCTTCTGCAAAGGTCTTAGAGACAGCAGTCACTTTGATTGCAGCAACAGAGTCAATTGTTGACATTTCTATCAACAAACACTATGAATATAGCCGTTTGATTGAAGATATTGTTGAAGCCCAAGCATTGAACTCTATGCGCCAGTTCTACACTGCTGACGCTGGTTACGCTTTGGCTCGTCAAGTTGATACAGACTTGGTGCAGTTGGGTCGTGTTGCTAACGGCGGCACTACTGGCGCTCAGTACGGCTCTGCTTTTATCGGCGGTGATGGTACAACAACCTTTGACTACACAGCAAACACCAACACTGGTAATGCTTCTGCTCTGACTGATGCGTCTATTCGCCGCACTATTCAGCGTTTGGATGACAACGATACTCCTATGGACAATCGTTTCTTCCTAATTCCTCCCTCAAGCCGTAACACTTTGATGGGTCTGGCTCGCTACACCGAACAAGCATTTGTTGGTAATGGCGATGCTATCCGCAATGGTGAAATCGGTAACCTGTATGGCATCCCCGTGTTCACCTCTAGCAATGCTGACTCAGCATCTGCAACAGCCGCTTACCCAACAAGTGGTTCTGCAATTGCCCGTGTTTGCTTGATGGGTCACAAAGATGCTATGGTCTTGGTTGAGCAAGTTGGTGTTCGCTCACAAGTTCAGTACAAACAAGAGTATTTGGCTACTCTGTTTACATCTGACACTTTGTATGGCGTTGCTGCTTTGCGTAGTGCCGCTACAGTTGGTGCAGCTAAGTCTTCTGCTATGTTTGCTTTGGTTGTTCCTAGCTAATAACAGTTTCCCCTCGCCTTGATGGTGGGGGGATTTTTTAACTTATTTAGGAGAAATCAAAATGGCAGCAGCAACAGCAGTCACTTCCCGCCGTGGAAATGACCAATTTCGTGGTTTATTTTCAGATACTTGGAATGTTTCTTGTACTTTAGATAGCGCATCAGTCGCTACTACAGCTACAGCTACAGACACAGTAACTGTTGCAGGAGTAGCTTTGGGTGATATGGTTATTGGTATGTCTGTTGGCGTTAGCGAAGCTGGATTGATGCGTAGAGCATACGTTTCAGCCGCTAACACAGTGACTATCGTAACTGTTAACCCAACAGCAAGTTCTATTGACTTGGCTTCAACAACATTGAAACTTGTCATTGGTCGCCCTGTTTAATCAGGATAGATGGGGGGGCTAGTCCCCCCTTTCTCATTTAAAGGGTTTTATGGCTACTTTTCGTTGTTTACAATCGGGTAATTGTGTAACTTTTACGCTTCAGCATGATATTGACTCTATGAAGGGTCATCAAGGTTATGTTAGAGTAGATGAACAAGAAGTAACCATAGAATCTGATGATTCTGAACGCACAGATACCGCATTTGCGCCTGTAATTCCATCAATTAAGCGTATGGGAAGACCAAGAAAGGTTGCAAATGTCTGAAGTTGACGCACGAGATTTCGGTAAGTTAGAGGCTCAAGTAGAAGCTCTACAGAATGAAATGCACAATCTTAGTGCAGACGTTAAGTGTCTTTTAGAGTTGGCAAACAAGTCTAAAGGCGGTTTTTGGATGGGGATGACTATCGCTAGTATTGCTGGTGGAGTCTTTACATTTATAGCCGATAGGTTGTGGAAATGAAAGATGGAATGCTTTCAGGCCAAGTTTGCCCACTTCCCACACAAGACATTGTTGTAAACCTGAAAAACAGGAACAATGCTTTCAAGAAGTTTGGTTATGGCCCACCTAATCCAGACGAGCCTAATGAGGCTTTTTGGCTAACTAAAGCCAAGATGTATAACGCACCTACCAATGTCGTTAAAACCATGCGTTGCGGCAACTGTGCGGCTTTTATTCAAACACCCAAAATGATGGAATGTATCAAGGGTGGCTTAGAAAAAGGCAAGAATTCAGAGAATGAAATTGACTATGACCAGCAATTCATTGATGCTGCTGATCTAGGTTTTTGTGAGTTATTCCACTTTACTTGTGCCGCAGCTAGGACTTGTGATGCTTGGAAATCTGGTGGTTCAATTACAAAGGATACAAAATGATGTATGGAAAAGCACCCAAGATGGATAGTTCAAAGACCCCTAAGAAAAGTGTAAAAAAGGGCGTTCCTGTGACTATTATGGTAGCTATTGGCAAGCCCAAAGGTCTGCCCATGAAAGGTAGCAGAACTGCTACTAACTTCATGAAGAAATCCTCAAGAGGCAAGTAATGGCATCATTAACATCACCTATTACCCTATTGAATGGAGTTGGCGCTGTTGGCGCATCAACAGCCGTTCAAGTTGATTCTGGTCAACCAGCGTTCTTACAAGTTTCTGGTATTACATCAGCTACTGTTGCATTGCAAGGCAGTCTTGATGGTACTAACTGGTCAACTATTGGCACTGCATTGACTGCTAATGGCATCATTACTGTAGCTAATGCACCAACATATTTGCGAGCAAATTGCACAGTTTTTGTCACAGGCACTATTACTGCCAAGATAATGTACTAAGGAGAAACCCTATGAAAAAGCCCACAATTGCTCAGAAAAAAGTTGGCAAGGTAATGCGTGAATACAAGGAAGGTACTTTGCATTCAGGCTCAAAAATGGGCAAGGTTGTCAAGAACCCAAAACAGGCAGTTGCCATTGCTTTGTCTGAGGCTGGTATGTCCAAGCCTAAAAGGAAGATGAAATGAAACAGGGTTTGTACGCCAACATCGCCGCAAAGAAAAAGCGCATAGCGGAAGGCTCTGGCGAAAAGATGCGCAAAGTTGGTAGCAAGGGTGCGCCTACTGCTGAAGCTTTTAAACAAGCGGCAAAGACCGCAAAGAAGCCTAAAAAGGTGAAGTAGATGAAAACACCCACTTGGCAAACAAAAGCTGGTCAAAATCCAAAAGGCGGCTTGAATGCCAAGGGTAGATCATCTTATAATGCAGAAACTGGTGGTAATCTGAAGCCTCCAGTAAAGTCGGGGGATAACCCTCGCAGAGCAAGTTTCTTGGCTCGTATGGGGGGCAATGATGGCCCTGAGTACGACAAGAAAGGTGAACCAACAAGACTGCTTCTTTCGCTCAAGGCATGGGGTGCATCCTCAAAGGCTGACGCAAAGGCAAAAGCTAAAGCTATCTCCGCAAGGAACAAAGCAAAGGCTGGAAGCAGATGACCTATTTAGAACTTGTAAACGATGTCCTCATAAGGTTGCGTGAGCCAACAGTTACTACTGTTACTCTCAATTCTTATTCCACACTAATTGGCAAGTTTGTCAATGATGCCAAACGTCAAATTGAAGATGCTTTTGCTTGGAATGTTCTAGGCAGAACTATTACTCTGTCTACTACTTCTGGCACATACGAATATGCTTTAACTGGTGCTGGTCAGAAGTTCCAAGTTATTGATGTTATCAATTCAACAAGCAATCTTAGTATGAGGAATATTGATTTTGCTTCAATGAATCGTAAGCAGAATTTCTCTACTCCCGTTAGTGGTATTCCATCAGAATATGCGTTTGATGGAGTAAGTGCAGGATACGACACTAAGGTAACTCTTTATCCTCGCCCTGATGGTGTGTATAGCATCCCATTTAGCTTAACAGTGCCACAGGCTACCTTGACATCAGATTCAACTATTGTGGCTGTTGCTGACTCTTTGGTGGTTCAGAATGCCTATGCTCGTGCTTTGGTAGAGCGTGGCGAAGATGGTGGCTTGAGTTCTTCTGAGGCATATCAGTTGTACAAATCTATGTTGTCTGATTACATTGCTTTGGAAGGCACTCGTTATCCTGAGAATCAGGAGTTTGTTGCGGTATGAGCAAAGCCCTCCAAGTTTCTAGCGTATCAGCACCAGCTTTTTTGGGGTTGAATACACAAGACCCCTCGCTAGAAATATCCAGCGGGTTTGCTGGTATTGCGCTTAACTGCGTGATTGACAAGTTTGGTCGATTAGGTGCTAGACAAGGATATAAAAAGGTCAACACATCTAGTGGCACGTTAGGCGCAAATCAAATTACAGTTATCCATGAGTTGATCCAAACTGATGGCACACTTACTGTATTATTTTTTGGTAACGGCAAACTGTTTAAACTGGGTTTGGCAACGGCTGGCGCTGTAGCCGAATACAACATTGCTGAATATGGCGCTAACGGCTCACCTCTTGCCGAATACACGCAAGGCGTGGCAGGGTTGGGTACTATTCTTGAATTGACGTATGGGGGTGGGGGTACTGCTCCAACTTTCAACGCAGGAAACTGGCAAGCTGCAAGTCTTAATGGCATCGTATATTTCTTTCAGATAGATAATGATCCAATCATTTACGACCCTGCGGTATCCACCACCACTTATCGCAGAGTGTCTGAGAAAACAGGTTATGCAGCTACTGTGCCAAAAGCAAACGTAGCTATCTCTGCATATGGTCGTATTTGGGCGGCTAATACAGAGACTAATAACACAACAGTATATTTCAGCGATTTATTAGCGGGTCATGTTTGGTCTACTGGTACAGCAGGATCATTAGATGTTTCTCGTGTCTGGCCTAATGGCGCAGATGAGGTAACGGGTCTTGCGGCGCATAACGGATTTTTGTTTATCTTTGGTAGACGACAAATCTTAATTTATGCAGGCGCTACATCACCATCAACTATGACGCTTTCCGACACGATCTCAAGTGTTGGCTGCATAGCAAGAGATTCGATTCAAAACACAGGCAAGGATGTTGTTTTCTTGAGTGGCAGTGGTTTGCGTTCAGTTTTGCGAACAGTGCAAGAGAAGTCTGCGCCAATAGGTGACTTGTCCAAGAACATTAGAAATGACTTCTTAACCACTATTGCAAGTGAATCAGACAAGCAGTTAAGGTCGGTCTATTCCGAACAGAATGGTTTTTACCTCTTAACTTGCCCCACAGCAGGAAAAGTTTTCTGCTTTGACACTAAGGTAACTTTAGAAGATGGGGCTTATCGTGTCACGATATGGGACAACATTGCTCCACAAAGTTTTTGCTCCCGTAGAAACGGGGATTTGCTCATTGGTAAAACTGGTTTTATAACAAAATACACAGGTTACCAAGACGATAGTTCATCTTACCGAATGCAATATTACACAAATAATGCTGACTTGGGTAATGATGGGCAAACCTCAATCATCAAGAAAATTAAGATTCTTGTTGTGGGCGGCAGTAACCAAGCAATATCTATATTTTGGGGCTATGATTTTTCATCAAGTTACCAATCGCAGACAGTTACTATACCAACTCAGGCCGTTTCTGAGTATGGTATTGGTGAATACAACATTGCTGAATATGCAACAGGCATCATTTTGGAAGAATTGACTGCATATGGAAGCGGTTCAGGAAAAGTCGTTCAAACGGGATTTGAGATTAACATTAACGGGTCACCAATTTCATTCCAAAAGATTGAAATTCAAACCAAAACAGGCAAACTTGCATAAGGAGCAACCATGTCAAACTATACAAAAACAGTCAATTTCGCAGCCAAAGACTCACTCTCAACGGGTGATGCTAACAAAATTGTTAAAGGCACAGAGATTGATACCGAGTTCAACAACATTGCGACTGCGGTTGCAACGAAATACGACTCTACAACCAGCACTATATCAACCACCACGCTATCCGCTACAAACTTTTCTTATACAGGTACATTAACTGGTGGTACAGGTGTTATTAGTATTGGATCTGGACAACTAGGAAAAGATGCCAATGGGAATCTTTTAGTGGGTACTACTGCCGCAACCAACAATGCTAGTACCTTTACTGTTGCTTCTGCCAAAGCCGCCCTTATTCTTGGAAGTAGCGTATCGGCAGACTCAACTTCTCTTTTAGACCTTATTAAGTTTGGCGCAACAGCTAGTAGTTCCCAAGTCTATGCTTCATTTGCGTACAACTCTGGATCAAATGGGAATGGCACAATTACTGGTGCTGGTGTTGGTGCAGCACAATTTACTGCTAATTCAGACATTCGATTAAAAGAAAACATCGTAGATTTAGCGCCCCAACTTGCAAACATCATGGCGTTGCGCCCTGTTGAGTTTGACTATAAATTAGAAAAAGCCCATCAAATTGGTTTTATTGCTCAAGAGGTAAGAGAAATTTATCCTGACTTGATAGGTGAAACAAAAGATGGTTATTTAACTTTGGGTGGCTTGAGTAAAAATGATTCTCGTTTGATTAAAGCAATTCAAGAACTTAAAGCATTGGTTGATGCACAAGCAGTGCGTATTGCCGCACTTGAGGCCAAATAAAATCACATGATTACTCACCACTTTTCTGATGGACTGTATGCAAAGGAAGCTAGGTTTCCTGCTGGCACAGCCATCTTGAAGCATACTCATAATTTCAGTCACCTGTCTATCTTGGCTGAAGGTAAGGTTGCTGTTTTGCGTGGTGACGAGATTGATATTGTGACTGCCCCTGCTTGTTTAGAGATTAAGGCTGGATTGATTCACGGCGTTAAAGCGATTACTGATTGTGTTTGGTTTTGTATTCATGCCACAGACGAGAAAGACTTGTCTAAAGTGGATGAGATTTTGATTAAAGGGGATTGATATGCCTATTAGTGCAGTATTAGGATTTTTAGGGGC